GGGCTATTATCACAGAAATTCATAAACGAAAATTCCCATGAACTGCGATATGTTGGGATTGTTAACCCAATATATTTCGATGGATTTTTTGGTGTGAACTTCCCTTTAGCAAAGTTATGACTCATATTAAGATATTCCTAGACTCAAATTTATTCACAATTGGAGCCACTCTAAATCCAAGTACGCTAGTTTTTTCTCGTGAGGCATTTAATACCTGTGCAACAATCTGATTTAATTGAACATTTGTTAAACTTTTCATTGTATCTAATAACTCAAATACATTAACTCCATCTAATCTAGCTTGATTTAATAATACTATCGAAACAGTTCTAGAACTTTCTAAATCAAAATCACGTTTTAAAAAAAATCCAACGGTTGCATCTATTTGATTACTTGGAAACGTGACTTGATGTGTAAAAAATTTATCAAAAAAATTTTTTACTGGTACTGAACTGTCTACACTATTTGATGGTGGTAAATTACTAGCCATATTATTTTCCTAATTTAACAGATGATGCTATTATTTGTTTATTATTAGTAGACGGCAATGGGAATGCTATTCCCTGCAATCCATTAACAGTGTCGGGTGCATCAATCGTTAAGTTATTTATAACTCCAACTGTACCAGCACTTGGTAATTCTTTAGTATTCTGAGCAATATTAATTTGTTCTATTATATTATTAATTACAGAAATATTATTTGTAATATTTGATTTTGCAAAACTAGGACTGTTTGATACAGAGTCTGATGTGCCAACTAATGGGCTTGGTGTAACGTCATAATGTTCATAACCAAATCCTTCCACATCCCCATTTTCAACAAACCCAGAACCATATGCAATAGCTTCACATTTTATTTTCATTGTAAAATCATGAGTTTTGGGATCAGAATAATCTAATTTATTATGATTCCATGAAGTTATCATTGGATTAATTAATTTGTAACTGATATATTCATGTCTTGCCATTTGATATATTGTTATATAATTAAAAAACGGCGATGAACTGCCGTTATCCAACCCATATGAACTTGAGATAAAGTTAAAATTTTTAGTTGCATTTCGCTTATACGCACTTCCAGACTCCGCAGACGTTGGGTCAGCATAATAATAACTATAATAGTTTTGCCATAATTTATTAATTACACCCATATTATCATCTTGAAAAGTTATTGTTATTTCCCCAGGTGTATGTTGCGTTTGAACTACTTTTTTTCTATTATATTGATTTACAACTTCATTTGTTATTGTAAAGCTTGGTAAATCAACTGCTTTGACCAGCATATTAATTTCATTCTTATGTCTCTGTAATAAGCTCGAATCATGACATGCTGAACTACTTATATTAAAAGCAACATGAAATGAAAACTTATGCTTTGGCGCAAGGCGAAATTGATCATCAACAAATAGTCTAGCCGCATGCTGTTGATCACGTAAATATATGTTACTATCTTCTTTTAGGAATTTATTAGGTGTAAATGACATATTAATATTTATGTGTTTCGTTATATTAGAAGTTAATGAAACACACAATAAAAAACCCACCGAAGTGGGTTTTATAATTAAGCACCAAGTGCGTTTGTTGTATTTCTGGATTGTGCAAATCCAGGAGCACCAAGACTAGCAGATGGACCTACTTGAACACAATTATCTGGTTGAATTGTTAATGAGATTAGTACTGGATCATTAGTTTTATACGATAACGCAGTGGTATTCCAGTCTGTTTTTTGAATATAACATCCATAGCATTCCCAGGTTTCTAACGCAATCGCTTCATTGGTACCGTTACCCCCATCTAACATTTCAATTCTCATTGTAAATTTATAATCACCGGCACTCGCCGCTGAACTTTGTTCAAAGAAATCAAATTGTTTCTGGTTTTGCTCACCAACCAATTTACTAACAGCACCAGTAACATCATCACGCAATTTAACAACCATTGAGTTCCACTTTGGTTTACCTGCATAATGAACTTGACTGTTATAAACATCGATCACTACATCAGTAAATTCTGTACTTGGTCTAGCTGCCTCTGCCACTTGTTTTGTTAATTCTGTTGTGCTACCAGAGACCCCGAAATTCTCTAAAGAAATTCGGAATCTATAAGCCAACTTGGGCATTAATAAGCCCTGTGTGCTAGCACTTTGGTCAGATGCTAGCGGTACTGTAAAATTTGATAATGCTGCTATTGCCATTTTATTCTCCTTTTTATGATTGACCCAATTTAGCAATAGCGCCAGTGTTTTCAATTCTTAATGGAATGTAAATAAATTCCACTGCTTTGACTGGTTCAATTGCAATATCAACATAAAGCTCATTGGCATCGATTCTTGTTGGGGTATTATTAGATGTGTCACATACAACCAAGAAGTCATATAATGCTCTTTGTCCAACCAATTCCAATAAGAAACTTTCAATTTGTTGTTTAATTTCATTTCTAGTTTGTGTATCATTTGGCTCAAAAATATATGGTTTAGATATTCTTGCCAATTGAACACGTAAGTAGATTATCAATCTAGCAACATTAATACGATCCATTGCACTAGTAACAACTTGTCTAGTTTTTTGACCATAATTAACTAACCCGGTTCCAACAATATATGTGATCGGATTTACATTAACTTTTTGCAAAGTATCACGCTGTCCAGTATTCAAAGATATTGAATTAAACTCACCTTCTGCAGTAATATATCCAACAGCAGAAGCATTAGTAATGCCACCTCTACGTACACCAGCTGGTGCAAACCAAGGGTAACTAACATTATCACTTAATGCAATAGTTCTCAACATCATATGGCTTGGAGGCACTGCGATATTGTTACCAATATTATCTCTGGTATATCCCCATGGATAGAATACACCCAAATATGCGTCAGTTGTTACTAAACCATCATCATTGTCCTCAAGTGCATTATTTTCATTTAATCCCCAATTACTTAATGTAGTTGCATCAGATGTCAATCTGGCTGGTGAATCACCAACTACAAATGCTGTTAAACCACGATCATAATTTAAATTTACTAATGGTTTAATTAATTCTGGATATCCAGGAGCGGCTAGTAGATTAAATACACGTCTGTCTTCATCGCGGATTTGTTGATTACTATTAATCAATGCTGCCATTGCTTGAAGAACAACCCCACGCTGTGATTTACGACCAAATGAACCCGATCCATCTGATTGATTGGTGGCTTCACTAATCCATCTGTGTGGGTAGTATTCAGTCATCGCTTGATTTCCATAACGATGATTAATTTCTAGTGTATTAACATAATTTTTTACGAATTTTTTAACATTAAATCCGCTTCTTCTCAAATTCCACAGTAACATCCCTTTTGGATATAATGCTGGATCAGGTGCATCAAAATCAACATAATCACTAGATAATAATTCAATAATAGTACCAGATGGTGCCGAAATTGCAGTACCACCAGATGTTCCTGATCGTGCATCATGAAATAAAATACCGTTCTCAGTGGTTTGATCAGAATTATCAAGTAATCGCCATTGATTATTAAAATCATAAATGTATACCAATGGATAGTTTTCTAAATCTGCTGTACTAATCCACAAGTCACCAATTACTACTGGGGTAACACCATCAGATTGGAATTTAGGTTTAGTTACACTGATAATTGGGCCATTAACATCCGTTCCGTAAGAAAAATATGGACTTGCTTCTTTACCAGTACCAATATCACCAGGGAATTTATATCCAACCCATTCTGTGCCATTATGTACTAGAATATCAATTTCACTAATATTACTGTCATACCATAATTGACCATCAGCGGCTAATGATGATGGTGCAGTTGGACTTGCAATTGCAATACCACCTGTTGCGCCAACCGATGTCCAGTTACTTGCATCAAATGAATTAGGAACACCATTCGGTGATGCATACAAGTTAGCTGTTCTGGTTGGATTAAATATAGTAGAGATTGGTGTATTATTACCATCCACTAAACGAATATCACCACCTTTGTTATGACTAATAACCACACGGTTTGATGAATCGAGTATTGCTGATACATTTACTAAACTAGCATTATTAATACTGGCAATTAATGCGTTACCAATTTGCACTGCAGTATCACCAGAGGTTACATCAAATGAAATAGTAACAGCTGCACTTAATACATCAGTATTAATTAAACTTTCAGAAATAGTGAACGAGTATGTATTGCCCGGGAATGCACTAGAAGTAATTACATCAGATACAATTGTAGTTGCGCCAACATTTTTTCTGCGATATAATTTAAAATTAGCAGATTGTGGATACACAACACTATGCTGAGTCACAGTTGATTCTGCATCATTGTATTTCAAATACAGTGTACCAGTAGCAATATTTAACC